AAAACTTGAATATGAGGATTACAAGTTAATCTACGAGTCACATCCGTGGGGATCAACTACTGCTACTGAAACGTTGATTGGTGGTTACAGATGTCATGCGTGTGGGTTTGAGACAGAGGTGTAAAACATGAATGTTGGTGAATTAATCGAGAAATTACAAGAACTTAATCCTAACCTACCTGTTTATTTTACAGGTAATGGAACAGGAGTCTGGTTTGCATCAGACCTTGAAGTTGATGAATATGAGTATTATGGTGAAGTTTGTATGATTTATCATTAATTTACTTAACTTTTTTTCATTTTTCTTACACTTTTCTTAACTTTTTCTCACTTTTATACGAAACATTTAAATAGTAGTATTTTAAGATATTATACTATCTATTTTATATTAACTATTTTTCGAGGTGTCTTACATGAAACAGGGTGTAAAAGTTGGAGACAAGATTGTTTCCAATAAAAATGTTAAGGGTTGTGTATTTTGTCAGAATCCTGATTTAAGTGCAGCAGTTGATCCGATTCTTTTTACGGCAAGTATTCCTATCAATGAACTGAAGAGTAAACTTGAAGCAGATGGTATCTTTGTGGATGTTGCTGACCTTAAGTTACATCGTGAACATATCTTTTTTGAGTATGATGATTCTGCTGAAACCGATTTAGATTCAGAGATTCAGAAAATTAAAGATACTGAAAATGTCGATGTGATTACAGAAGAACTCGCTAAAATCAATTTACTTGAGCGTAAGATAATTCTTGAGGGTAAGGAGAATAGTCCTACTCATGCAAAACTTCTGCGTGAGAAACGTGAGTTACTTCTTTTGAAAGCGCGTCTTGACGGTGAAATTGTTGATAAAGTTGAACATATTGTTCCTGCCTGGGTGCAGTATATTGAAGATGAATAATGTCGAATATTGTTTATCATGGTAAACATCTTACTCTTTTTAACATTGCAAAATACATGCTTGGTTACGAGAAAATAACTAAAGATGTTCATAAAGAGTGGTGCGATGATCTAGAAGAAGCAATTAAGACTCACAAACGTATCATGCGCTTGAAACCGCGTGGAACTTATAAGACTACTATTTACGATGTTTCTTTTGTTATTGATCGGTTGCTTGATGATTACGTAAAGCACAATGGGAAATTTACCCTACGTACTCTTATTACTTCTGCAACCAATGACTTAGCAGAGCAGATTCTTTCTGAAATCAAAGAACAATTAAAGACTAATGAAAATTTGAAACAATTTTTTGCAGATTTCGGCAATGAAAATATTATTGTCAAGGACAATCAGCAGGAAGTGGTTTTAAATCCACGTATTGTTAAGAAAGAACCAAATCTTAAAGCGCGTGGCGCTCTTGCTGCATTAACGTCAGAGCATTATGATATAATTATACTCGATGATGTGATTAACAACGAAGATCGTGAATCTGCAACTATTAGAGAACAAAAGAAACGATGGTATAAAGATTTAATTTCAATTCTTGAACCTAATGGTTTATTAGTAATTATTGGCACTCGGTGGAGTGACGCTGACTTATATGGTGATTTAATTGAACAGAATCCGAAATTGCCCGAATTTATGCGTTATGATATTGAGATTGATTCCATTGTAGATGAACATGGTAAACCTAAATATCCATCAATTTACGATGAAAATAAGATTCAAGCATTACGCATTGAAAAGGGTGCAGTAGAATTTTCAAGTCAGTATTTAAATCAACCATTACCTGCTGAAACACAGTTATTTAAAATAGATAGTTTACATTATTACACTGAATTAAAACTCCCACAAGAACGCGCACAGAATCCCTATTTCAAAGGGTGTAAGCATGTTATTTACGTTGATCCTGCACTTGGTAATGAAAATGATTATTGTGTAATTGTTGTGGGTGCAATTAAGGACCATGTTCTTTACGTGCGTGATTGTTGGTTAAGTAATACGTCACCACCTAATGTCTCAATTGAGAAAATGGTGTATTATTACAATTTTTATAATTGTGAAGAATTGGGTATTGAAACAAATGGTTTCCAGAGTCTTATTTCTCAATTCCTTAAAGAACGTAATGATAAAATCAAAGACATGCGTAAGCGCATGAAGATTAAAGAAATCAAGAATCAGAAGAGAAAGCGGATTCGCATCGAGTCTGTTGAACCGTTTGTTACATCGGGAAAAGTTTTGTTCCGCGATGATTGGACAGAAGCGTATCCTGAGTTGATTAATCAATTAGTGCGGTATCCGGTCCATAAGCATGATGATGCCCCGGATGCACTCGAAGGACTTGTGCGAATGACGATTAATAAGGGTTCATCGTTGGTTGAAAAAGGAACTCGTAAAAAACGTAAATTCATGATTGGAATAAATAGGAGTTATTAATATGGATAATGTAAATGCATCAATAGATTTAGAGCAGAAGAAATCTAAAATTGTAAAGGTTTTTGCATCGACTGGAATAGAGCGTAAGGATACTGTATATAAAGCAGGTGCTTACAGGAATTTTGATACAACTAATAGATTCAACTTGTATCGACAACTCTCGCTTACAAGTCCTCATGTGTTCATTCCGCTTCAGAAACTTGCCCTTACACTTGTAAAAGGTATCAGGTTCGAGGGAAAATCATCGCTTGTAAAGAACTATGAAAAGTGGTCAGAACGCACTAATTTTGAAGAGAAAACGCAGACTCTTGCACGATTACTATGTAGGGATGGGACTTACGTAGGACTTTATAATAATGTCAAGAATCCTGACAAAATGGGATTTGAACCCCTCCTTATGTCACAAACCACCATTGTTCCAAATGGAGTAACAAAGGGTAGTGCAGATACTACATTTATTCTTACACCACCTGTTAATCGCTTTTATGTCAATGAAATGGGTAATTTAAATGATTTAGAGGCAGGTTCTTACCGTCCAAATCAGGTAATGTATGGTTCATTCTGTGCGTATGATTACACGTTCAGAGATATTTTAGGTAGAGAAACGTATGGTATCTACGGCACTTCTTTGATTACGCCTATTGAGGATTTGATTTATAAATACTTAGATTTGGTTGAAGGTTACACTAATTACATTAAAAAGTATGGTATTGGACGTTACTTTATTGACTACCGTATTCTTGGTGATATGCTTGCTTCCGGTGATATTTCAATGGTAGAAGCACAGGAAATCATGCAGGAATTGAGCGATGAGCATCAGTATATTGCAGAGAATCAGGATATTATTGGTGCAGGATTTGACATTAAACAGTTAGATTCGGGTGGAAGTAATATCAACGTTACTGGATTTAAAGAATCGCTTGAAACCGATATTCAGATTGGACTATTGCAGGCTCCTCTTACAATGGGTAGAGCAGAAGGAACCACGTATGCTGCTGGATATGTTTCTGAAGCAGATAGGTTAGTGGTGCTCGAAGGGTTACAAAAGAAGATCATGAGTATCCTGAATGATGAAGGTGGAATTGTCAAACAACGCGCGGTTGCAATGGGAAAGAATCCCGATGATATTAAAGTAGTTTTTGAAGAGTTATCAAAACCTGCTGTGCAGCCAGGTGATTTACTTGATGCTTACACGATGTCTGTTATTAATAAACCTGAATTGCGTATATCGCTTGGATTCCCCAAAGAAATGATTGAGAAAGATGAGCGTGATACTGGAGATAACACTATTGAACTTCTGAAGCGTGGAAGAAAGAGTAGAAAACCTACTGATAATGGAATGAAATATCCTAGTGAAGAATAACATATAACAACCTTTTTAATGTTGTTACAGGAAATAAAATAGTGATACACATGGAGTTGAATGTTGTTTATAATGAGGATTGTTTAGAGGGAATGAATCGGATTGAAGATAAGTCAGTTGATATGATTCTTTGCGATCTTCCTTATGGGACTACTGCTTGTAAGTGGGATACTATTATTCCTTTTGAACCATTATGGAAACAGTATGAAAGGATTATAAAAGATAATGGTGCTATTTGTTTATTTGGAACAGAACCGTTTTCGACATATTTAAGAATGAGTAATATTAAAAAATATAAATATGATTGGATATGGGTTAAAAATATATCAACATTGTTTCAACATTGCAATAAAATGCCGTTATGTAATCATGAATTAATTTCGGTGTTTTATGATAAACAATGTAAATATAACCCACAGGGTATTGTTGCTTCAGGTAAAATTAACAAACGTGGTAGTATGGGTAATAATCTTTATAAAGGAACTAAAAACGAATATGTAAGCAAATATACGAATTATCCAAGACGAATATTATATTTTGCTAAAGATGGTAAGTTGCACTCTACACAAAAACCTGTTAAATTATGTGAATACCTCATTAAAACTTACACAAAAGAAGGTGATATTGTTTTAGATAATTGTATGGGTAGTGGGACTACTGCAATTGCCTGTATTAACACGAATAGGAATTTTATTGGATTTGAAATAGATAAAGGGTATTATGATATTATTCTTGAAAGGATTAAAAATCATAAACCTG